TTCCGCCCTCCCTCATTGTGTGGTTTCCCGCACAACGTCCGCGCGTTGTTTCGATACCCCTGCCGCCGCAACCATAGAGCTTCACAGAGTTTTACTGACCGGAGCCTGGACAATGGCAAAGAAAGCAAAGCGTTTTCGTATCGGGGTGGAAGGTGCCACCACGGACGGGCGCACCATCGAGCGCAGCTGGCTGGAACAGATGGCGGCAAATTACAGCCCTGAGCTGTACACCGCCGTGATCAACATGGAGCACATCAAGGGCTACACGCCTGACAGCCCGTTTCGCCGCTTTGGCGTAGTGGAAGCGCTGGACGCCGAAGAAATCAGCGACGGCCCGCTGAAAGGCAAGCTGGGGCTGTATGCCCTGATCAACCCGACTGACGAGCTGGTCACGCTGACCGGCACCATGCAGAAAATCTTCACCTCTATGGAAATCCGCCCGGAGTTCGCGGACACCGGCGCGGCCTATCTGATTGGCCTGGCCGTGACCGACGATCCGGCCAGCCTCGGCACCGAAATGCTGCAGTTCAGCGCCAGCGCCGGGGCGAATCCGCTGGCAAACCGCTAGCAGCATCCTGACAACGTTTTCTCTGCCGCTGAAGAAACCCTGATCGAGTTTGAGGATGTGGCCGACGAAAAGCCCGCCCTGTTTACCCGCATCAAGGCGATGTTCAGCAGGCAGCAGCAGACCGACGCGGCCCGCTTCAGCGACGTGCATCAGGCGGTTGAGCTTATCGCCACCGAGCAGCAGGACCTGAGCGCGCGCATTGAAACGGCGCTGAGCGAAAAGGCCGACAGCCTGAAATCACATTTCAGCAGTGCGCTGGGTGAGGAAGTGCTGAAGCGCGAACAGCTGCAGGCGGACTTTACCGAACTGCAGCAGCAGCTGAGCCGGGAAGATGGACGCCAGCAGGTCCGCCCGCGCACGCAGGGTAACGGCAGCGGCGGCGAAGTGCGCACCGACTGCTGATACAGCGGCGGCAAACCTATTTAACGAACAGAGAAAGCAAAGCGATGAAAAATACTACCCGTTTTAAGCTGAATGCTTACATGTCGGTGCTGGCAGAAATCAACAAGATTGACCTGTCCGCGCTGAACAGCAAATTCACCATTGAGCCGTCCGTATCGCAGACGCTGGAAAGCAAAATTCAGGAGTCGTCCGCGTTCCTGCAGGCCATCAACATCATGCCGGTCAGTGAGCAGAGCGGCGAACGGCTGGGGCTGGGGATCGGCACCACCATTGCGGGCACCACCGACACCACCCAGAAAGAGCGTGAGCCGACCGATCCGACCTACATCGACGGCGACGGCTATAAATGCACCCAGACCAACTTTGACACCGCACTGCCTTATTCAAAACTAGACATGTGGGCGAAGTTCAGCGATTTCCAGGTGCGCATCCGTGATGCCATCGTGAAGCGTCAGGCGCTGGACCGCATCATGATCGGCTTCAACGGTCTGAAGCGTGAGAAAACCTCTAACCGCGTACAGAACCCGCTGCTGCAGGACGTGAATATCGGCTGGCGGCGCTGCTGTCGCAGTTGGAGCCTGCGGCCCGGAAAAAGATGCTGCGCGAGGTGGTACGCGAGGTTCGTCGCATCCAGCAGGCAAACATCACAGCGCAGCGTTCCCCGGACGGCACCGCATGGGATCCGCGCCGCGTCAGTGCCCGCAGCAAAAAGGGCCGCATCCGTCGCGGCATGTTTGCGAAGCTGAAAACGGCGAAATACCTGAAGGCACAGTCGAATGCAGACTCCGCTGAGGTTGCCTTTATTCCGGGGGTGCAGAAGCTGGCCCGCGTTCACCACTACGGCCTGCGGGACCGGGTAAGCCGACGCGGTACCGAGGTTAAATATCCAGAGCGAAAATTATTAGGATTAAATGAAACCACTAATTGTTCTGTTACAGACGTTTTACTAAAGTGGCTTTCTAGTTAATTAAATTTCTTATGATGAACACCTAGCATTGAAAATAAGTGCAAGGAGTTAAAACTTACTCAATGAATCTTTTAATCTGTTTATGCATGGGGCTATGTATGAATCAATAAGGGAAGTGATTTGATATTTCAAAATTTTTGAATCCGATTTATCTCTGTAGGCAATCAGTAGTCGAGATAGTTCGATCAGAGAAAATCGCTCTGATGATTTTGCGGAAAGATGAAACTCATCTTTGTATCTACACTGCAATGCGTATCCAAAATAGCTTCTTTCACTTGATGATATAAGCGCTTCACATAGTTTTTGCGTATCAATGTAAAACAAAATCGGGTCTCGCTGATGATAGTTTATTCCTTTGGAGTTTGCATTTAGAATGCAAAAGAATGAGCGATCATTTTTCATTATAAGATCTATCATCTTATTTGAAGTGGTAACCATATGATAAATTTTAGATAATCTCTTTTTGTTGTCTATGTAGTTATTCAGTGTTTTAAATCCAACATGGTCCTTGCAATGATAACTCAAACCACCCCAGTATTCATCGTATGAAGACTGATTATAAATGTCATCACTAATGTCTAATAAGTCTTTTTCAAATAGATAGTCAATTGCATCTTCGCAGGCGCTAATTAGGTAAGTGTCGTCTAATGATGTTATTTCCTTTTCTGAAAGCTCCTTTAATATTCCAAATATGTGCTTGACAACATATTCATTTGATAGTTTTTTATTTATCAATGATTTTATAACTAAATCATAAGTCTGGTGATACTCATCATGATCTAATTTCTCATAATTCCAAAGTATAGTCCAAGGTTCTATAGGCCTACTAGTTATTTGAAAGTGAACATATAAATCAAAGTTTATGGTTTCTTTCGAAAAATCAAAATCATCTAATATAGCCACCCATGTATTCATTTCTAAAATTAAGTTAGCAATGTACTCTCTGCCATATTTTGAGGAAAGTTCATTTATTAATGGTTTGTTTTCGCCGTTATTTTCAGTAAAAATATTATGGACTGTTATCTTACGAGCATAACTTTCGAAGCTTAAGAGTAAGTGTATTGCATATAATGATATTATTACCTCATGGTTTTCCTTATAACAATCATCTATTTTATCAAAAAGAATTTCGAAACTCATGAATTGTCTTTTCAAAAAACGAAGGTTTGCGCAACCTGATTTGGTGAAGATTCTATCGATGACGTCACTATTTTCCTCGAGTATATTTTTCAACTTTAATGATTTTATATGTGAAACTAACGACTTTTTTAAATTTTCAAATTGCGGCTGATATTGAAAAGTAAATGCAACTACTTTTTCTTTAGCATTAAGGTAGTCAGAAATCTCTTTTGAGATTTTAACCGCATGCTCACCATCTACTTCTCTATCTTCGTTTTCATCTTTCGTCAGAGTATTTTCATTTGTTATTATTACTGCTTTGCAATCCTGGTTTTCAACAATCGAATTGATATATCCAAATGCCTCAGCCCAGCCAATTTTGCACCTTTCAAAGTCGTCGAATATTATCACATTATTGTATGCTTTTTTTGCTAACTTAGAGAGGTCTATATCAGGAAGGTTGTAGGATATTTCCGTTTCGGAAATGGAAGTATTTTCCAGATCAATTTTTAATGTTCCTTTAATCAAAGCCTTAGACAGAGCCCCAGCGATAACCATTCCCTTCGAAGATAATACAGGATGCAATGCTCTGTATAGTGCCTCGTCAATATCAGTTGTTGAGGTCATTCCATATAATGAGATTTTTATGGTTTTTATATCAAGATTTGACACTTCATCATCAAAGAAAGAATTTAAAAACCAAGTTTTTCCACTCCCCCATTCACCGTTTATCATTATAGCAAATCCTGGAGGTGAGTCTAAGGAGGTATAATATTTTAAGTATTCAGTTAAATGATGATTCTTATTCATTGTATGTGCTATCCATGACACATTGAGTGGATGGTTCATTTTGTTCATATTTAGTTGAAACTTCAACCATGAACGAAAAACTCACCGAAATTATGCGCCTTATCATCAACCTGATCCGCACCGGCACCGTGTCCGAAGTGGACCCGGTGAACTGGCTGTGCCGGGTCAAAACGGGCGACCTTGAAACTAACTGGATCAACTGGCTCACCCTGCGCGCCGGTAGCACCCGTACATGGTGGAAGCCCACCGTGGGGGAACAGGTCATGGTGCTGAGCCTGGGCGGCAATCTTGAAACCGCTTTTGCACTGCCCGCCATTTATTCCGAAGCCTTCCCGCCGCCCGACTATTCGGAAGACGGCACCACTACCGTATTTAAGGACGGCGGCTGGTTTCAGTACGAGCCGGAAACCGGCCAGCTGTTGATAAAGAACATCAGAAGCGTGCGCATTGAAGCGGCAGACGGCATTCAGCTGATCACCGATGCGTTGGGGATAGAGGCCAGCCAGACACGGATTAACGGTGACACCACGATGAACGGTGATGTGACCCACGGCGGCGGTTCAATGAGTTCAAACGGCGTAATTGCTGATAAGCACTTACATGACGGGGTGAAGAAAGGCACTGATACGTCAGGAGGTCCGCAATGATGTATCTCGGCATGAACCGTGATAACGGCAAAGCCATTACCGATATCGATCACATCCGGCAGAGCATGCGCGACATCCTGATCACCCCGGAAGGCAGCCGCATCGCCCGGCGTGATTACGGTTCGCTGCTGTCGGTGCTGATTGATCAGCCACAGAACGACGTGATCCGGCTGCAGGTAATAGCGGCAGTGTATGTTGCCATCAGCCGCTGGGAACCTCGCGTGAGACTGAGCACCGTAAACCTTACCAGCGACTTTGACGGCTCTATGGTGGTTGAGCTGACCGGCCAGCGGGATGACGGTTCGCCGGTTGCTATGTCTGTACCAACGGGGGTGAACAGTGGCAGTAATTGACCTTTCCCAGCTGCCTGCACCGCAGATTATTGAGGTGCCGGACTTTGAGTCGCTGCTGGCTGAGCGCAAAGAGGCGCTGATTGCCCTTTATCCGGCGGATGAACAGGCCGCCATGCGCCGCGTGCTGGCGCTGGAGTCTGATCCGATTGTGAAAAGCCTGCAGGAAAACACCTACCGTGAAATCCTTTTGCGCCAGCGCATTAACGAGGCGGCGCAGGCGGTGATGGTGGCCTACGCCATTGGCAGCGATCTGGACCAGCAGGCCGCCCGCAATAACGTGAAGCGCCTGACCATTACGCCTGCGAATCCCGATGCGGTGCCGCCGGTGGATGCGGTAATGGAATCGGACGACGCGCTGCGCGTGCGCGTGCCGGAGGCGTTTGAGGGGCTGAGCGTGGCCGGACCGACGGGTGCGTATGAGTTTCACGCTAAAAGCGCCGATGGCCGGGTGCAGGACGTGTCCGCCATCAGCCCGTCACCGGCGACGGTGCTGATCACCGTCCTGAGCCGTGAAGGCGACGGCACGGCGGCAGCGGATTTGCTGACCACAGTGAACACCGCGCTGAACGCAGACAGCGTGCGCCCGGTGGCAGATCGCGTGACGGTTCAGGGGGCGACTATCCGCAGCTACAGCGTGAAGGCCAGGCTGCACCTGTTCGACGGCGTGGCCGCCGGTCCCTGCCTAGAGGCCGCAAACGCGAAGCTGGCCGCTTACCTGACCGAGCAGAAAAAGCTGGGCCGCAGCATGCGGCGTGAGTCTTACGGGGCGGTGATGCGCGTGGCCGGTGTGGACTGGGTGGAAATCACTGAACCGGCGCAGGACATCATCATGGACCGCACGCAGGCGGGTTACTGCACCGGCACGGACATTTCCGTGGCGGGCGATCAGGGGGTGACATGAGCAACAGCAGCCTGATGCCGCCCGGCTCATCTGCGCTGGAGCGCCGCCTGGCCGAAGCCTGCAGCGGCATTTCCGGGCTGAGCGTGCCGCTGCGCGACCTGTGGAATCCGGCCACATGCCCGGTTACTTTTCTGCCGTATCTGGCCTGGGCGTTTTCAGTGGACCGCTGGGACGAAGGCTGGGCGGAGAACGTTAAAAGGCAGGTGGTGAGCGATGCGTTTTTTATTCATCAGCATAAGGGAACCATCAGCGCCATTCGCCGCGTGGTGGAGCCGTTCGGCTTCCTGATCCGGGTTATTGAGTGGTGGAAAACCAGTGAGCCGCCCGGCACGTTCCGGCTGGACATTGGCGTGCAGGACCAGGGAATAACCGAAGAAACCTACCAGGAACTTGAGCGGCTGATCAGCGATGCGAAGCCGTGCAGCCGTCACCTGCTGGGAATGTCGATAAACCTGCAGGTCAGCGGTGAAACGCTTATAGCGGCGGCCAGCTATGACGGTGATGACCTGACCGTTTACCCGTATACCCCGGAAATTATTTCCGTCAGCGGCGCAGTTTATGGCGGCGCGGCGGTTCACGTTATTGACCTGATGGAAGTGGGACCATGACACAAAAATACTATGCAATTGTCACCAATCAGGGTGCGGCGAAGATTGCCAACGCTGCCGCACTCGGTACAAAACTGAATATCACGCAGATGGCCGTGGGCGACGGCGGCGGCACGCTGCCGACACCGAACGCCAGCCAGACGAAGCTGGTTAACGAGGTGCGCCGCGCCGCCATCAATTCGCTGAGTATTGATGCGGCCAATGCCAGCCAGGTGATTGCCGAACAGGTGATCCCTGAAACGGAGGGCGGATTCTGGATCCGGGAAATGGGGCTGTTTGACGCAGACGGCACGCTGATTGCGGTCTGCAACACGCCGGAAACCTACAAGCCCGCACTGCAGGAAGGCAGTGGCCGCACGCAGACCGTGCGCATGATGCTGATCATTAACAGCACCGACGCCATCACTCTGAAGATTGACCCATCGGTGGTGCTGGCAACGCGCAAGTATGTGAATGACAGTATCCTGACGGTCCGCCAGTACGCCGATAAGTTACTGGCGGATCATCTTGCGGCTGAAAACCCGCATGACCAGTACCTGCAGACAGCGAATGCGCTGGCAGAAATCAAAGACGCCGGGCTGATTGCTGACCTTCTCAAAAACCTCGGTTTAACAGAAAAGTTCTCAGGGCGTTTTATTGGTCAGCAGATTTTCACTACGCCGGGCGCGATCAACTACAAACCCACGGCAGGAACGAAACGCATCAGGATTATCCTGACCGGCGGTGGCGGCAGAGGCTACGGCTATCTCGGATGGGGTAGCGGCTTCACAAGCCGTGGCGCAGGCGGCGGCGCGGGCGGAACGGTCATCGCCTGGCTGGATGTGGACGACACCAAAACTTATCCCGGCGTGGTTGGCCGTGGCAGCGATGAAACCCTGTCAGCAACAAGCAGCACATTCAACGGTCTGCTGACGGCAGGCAACGGCGTGAATACTTCATCGGGTGATGCGGGAGGCGCGGGCGGAAAGGCTGTCGGTGGCGATTTGAATATTCAGGGCGGTGACGGCAGTGATGCGCCAGGCCTTATCTCGACCGGCACAAATCCCTACCGTGGCGGCTCTGGTGATGGCGGCGTAAGTTACTGGGGCGGCGGCTTCCGAAGCGGGGAAGGAACAGTAACCGGCAAAAGAAGCACCTTTGGCGCTGGCGGTAGCGGCTCTACCCGCTCCGATCCCTTCATTGGCAGTTACGGTTCAGACGGTGTTATTTATATTGAGGAATTCAGCTGATGAAAACGTATGCCCGCATTGAAAATCAGCGCGTCGCGGAAATCGTCTCACTCAACGTGAAGCCTGAAAAACTCTATCACCCGTCGCTGATCTGGGTGGATATCACCGCGCTGCCTGAACAGCCCGATGTAAATTATCGCTACAGTGACGGCGTGTTTACTGCCCCGGTAACAGATGCTGAGAGTACGGTACTGATTGCCAGCAGCAGACTGGCAGCCGAAACGGAAGAAGCAAGCCGGATAATTGCGCCGCTGCAGGATGCAATTGATATCAGCATTGCGACAAACGAGGAGATCACCCGCCTGTCAGAGTGGAAGCGATACCGCGTGGAACTGAGCCGGATTGATGTCAGTAAAGCGCCGGATATCAGCTGGCCCGAAAAGCCCGACTGACAGGCGAACGGGTAACGCATTAACAACCTGCCGCGCAGATGGTAAAGTTAAAATCCGTTAACCATTTAATTACAGGGATCTGAGGCGATGGATACGACTGAGCAACTGAACGGAACTTATTTTTATCACGGAGTGCAGAACCTGACGCCACAGGAGTTACTGTTCTGGGTGCTGCTTGATGAAACCGAAAAACAGCTGGGCGTACAGGATATTGGCGCGGTTGCAGGCATCATCCTGGGTAACAATAGCATTGACGTGCCGGGAAAACCGCTCACGGCAACGCCCGGCACGTCGGTGGCGTCACTCTTTTTCCGCAGGCACATGTCCTATAAATTCCGGAAGCGAATTCTGCCGACCTTGACGCTAAAATCCTTCAGCATGCGCGGGCTGAAGATTTTCTGGGTGAATAACCTGGGAACATTCATTGGCAGGGCCGTGCCGGTTGTGGGGTGGGTGATTCTGGCAAATGATGTGGCACAAATCAGTTTTCGAACCGTCCATCGCTATAACCTGATTGTGAGGCCGGAGGATAAAATCTGGTGAATAATATGACAGCAACCCCTGATGCGGTGCGCGAATTCATTCTGCGAGAGCTGCCGCTGGTGACAACGCTTCTTTTAAAAAAGATTCAAATCGGTGACGACGATATTTTGCAGGAACTGTTTGAAGCAGAAGATATTGCAGATATGGCAGAGACGTTTTTTCGCAATTTTAACGTACAGCCAGCAGGGTTTACGCCCGCCACTTATTTCCCCTGGAAAACCCGTTCTTTTTTCTCGCGTACACCGGTAACGCAGGATAAACCCCCGCTGACGATACGCATGTTTATGGAGTCAGCTGCTGCCGGGCGCTGGCTTTTTTAGTGACTGCTGGCGGGCAAGCAGGTTTGCCCGTTGTGTCAGCTGCCACACAATGACAACAGCATGATTTCCCTTCCCTGAGACCTGACCATAGCGGAACCCCTTCACAGGAGAACCGCCACATGGCACAGGATTATCATCACGGCGTGCGCGTTGAGGAAATCAACGAGGGCACGCGAACCATCACCACCGTCAGCACCGCGATTGTCGGGCTGGTCTGCACCGGCGACGACGCCGACGCGGACACCTTCCCTCTTAACCGCCCGGTGCTGTTAACCGACGTACTCACCGCCAGCGGTAAGGCCGGGGAATCCGGTACGCTGGCCCGCTCACTGGACGCCATCGCCGATCAGTCCAAACCCGTCACCGTCGTCGTGCGCGTGCCGCAGGGCGAAACCGAAGCGGAAACCACCGCCAACATCATCGGCGGCGTGACCGACGGCCAACGCACCGGCATGAAGGCTTTGCTGGCCGCGCAGTCCGTCTGCGGCGTAAAGCCCCGCATTCTGGGCGTGCCGGGCCACGACACCAAAGCCGTTGCCACCGAACTGCTGAGTGTGGCGCAGAGCCTGCGCGGCTTTGCCTACCTGTCCGCATATGGCTGCAAGAGCGTTGAAGAGGCGATTGCTTACCGCAGCAACTTCAGCCAGCGCGAAGGGATGCTGATCTGGCCTGACTTCATCAATTTTGACACCGTGCTGAAGGCGGACGCGACGGCCTACGCCACCGCCCGCGCGCTGGGCCTGCGCGCCAAAATCGACGAGCAGACCGGCTGGCATAAATCCCTGTCAAACGTGGGCGTGAACGGCGTCACCGGCATTTCAAAAGACGTCTTCTGGGACCTGCAGGATCCGGCCACTGATGCGGGCCTGCTGAACCAGAACGACGTCACCACGCTGATCCGCAAAGACGGCTTCCGCTTCTGGGGTTCCCGCTGCCTAAGTGATGACGCGCTGTTTCAGTTTGAGTGTTACACCCGCACGGCGCAGGTGCTGATGGACACGATGGCAGAAGCGCAGACGGCATAAGCTGAAAATGGCGATGGGTGAGGATATGGCAAAGATGGATATTGACCATATCGATCAGACCAACGAATCAGACGCCAGTTTTATGATGCGCCTGGCTAAACAGTGCGGTGCGGTTGCCTGCATCAAGGACGGTAATCTGCTGTTTATCCGGCAGGGCCAGGGAAAGACGGCAAGCGGCAGGACGCTGCCGGTGATCACCCTTCAGCGCAGGGATGGAGACAGCCACCGCTTTACGCTGGCTGACCGCGACGCCTACACCGGCGTGATCGCAAGCTGGCTGCACACTCGTGAGCCGGAGAAAAAGCCGGAAACCACGGTGAAGCGTAAGCGCCGCAAGCCTGCTGCGCAGAAGAAGGAGCCGGAGGCGAAGCAGGGCGATTATTTGATCGGCACGGATGAAAACGTGCTGGTGCTGAGCCGCACCTACGCGAACAGGGCCAACGCCGAGCGCGCCGCCAAAATGCAGTGGGAGCGCCTGCAGCGTGGTGTGGCAACGTTTTCCATTCAGCTGGCAAAGGGGCGAGCGGAGCTTTACACGGAAATGCCGGTGAAGGTCAGCGGCTTCAAGCAGCAGATTGATGCGGGGGAATGGATCATCACAACGTTGACACACAGCCTGAACGCTGATAGCGGATTTACTACCAGTGTCGAACTAGAAGTGAAAATAGACTCACTTGAAATGGAATAGAACTATCTCAAAGTGGTTTATTTAAGTATCATTAATCTCAATTGGGTTTAGGAGACGAAGTGATGATGAATTGCCCTTTATGCGGGAATGCCGCACATACTCGCAGCAGCTTTCAGGTATCAGAAACAACTAAAGAAAGATATAACCAGTGCCAGAACATCAATTGCAGCTGTACTTTTAAATCTCATGAAACTGTATCAGAGATCATCATGAAGCCTGGCAGCGTTAAACCTGTGCCGCCGCATCCGGGAAGAAATCAGCAGCAACCATTGTGGCTGTGATTTCTGCAGCATTTTGAATAGCCCGTGAATTAGGGCTATATCTATTTAAGTAAGATTGATAATTTACAACAAATAAACTCAACGTTATTCGTCTTTTTCAAGGCTTTCATGCATGACTTTCAAGCATTTTGATGATGTGCCCGGTGCATAAACGCCCCCAAAAAATACTTCATAAAAATATGGTCTTCTTGAATTGTAGTATACATAACGATAGTTATCTAATGGCCATATGTATTCTCCAGCGCTACACCCTTCATTATGCCCTAAGTTTTCCTGCAATAAGTTCAATAACAACTGTTCGTTGTCTTTAGGCGAACTATTCATGCCTTCAACTAAGGTGTCTAAATCATATTTACTCACCAGTATGGCTGTAATGACTCCCGGGTATGTATCACTTCCAGAAGAGTACATGATAGTGTCAATTCCGCCTGATTCAACTTTGACCGTGATAACTCTACCTTCAGGGTCAATGTCTAATTTATCTTTTCCGTACTTTTTCTCAACGTCACTTAATTTCATTCCGGGCAATATACTTGAATAGCCAATAGGTAATGCTTGTCCATGCTGGAACGTGGATAACATTGAAAGTGAGATTAGTTTATTTTTATAATTATTAATTTCAGATTCTAACTGAAATTTTTTTGTTTGAAGTTCTTCGTTTTTATTTTTCTGAGAGGTGATTGTATTATTAAGGGAATCAACTTCTTCCTTGTTAGAAGATTCTAGTTTATTAATTTTATTTTTTAATTCACTAATTTCGTTGCTATCTTGTTTTTGATATACAGGTAAAACATATGTGAAAGTTATAGCTGCTGCTGCCAGGAAGCCAGATATACAAAATGATATGGCTAAAAATAATCTTGATTCTCTCCAATTGGACATGCATTCCCCTAGAACAATTTAATAGCACGATTATAAACTATTTTCCTAAAACATGATTGCAGAGTAAAGCATTTACGAAATAGCAATTAAAATTATCACTCTTACCTGCTTGCCCGGAAGGACTTCTTCGCATTGTTTACGATGTACGCATTGGACTTTTGACGGTTGTTCTCTTCACTAGTGAAATAGGTGCAACCCTGCCATTCCGCATTGTCTATAAGCTTGCGCAAGCAGCACTTGAGTAGGGCTTTATAGGCAGCGAGCATAATGCCATATGGAAAATGGTGCTAAAAAAGTTAAGGAAAAAAAAGTGCTGCCATTTTGCTGCCAATGATGGATTCAAGAAACACAAAAGCGACTTCAAGAATTGTCTTAACTGCATGATTTAAATCACTAAATTTGGTGGCCCCTGCTGGGTTTGAACCAGCGACCAAGCGATTATGAGTCGCCTGCTCTAACCACTGAGCTAAGGGGCCAGCGGAGCGGGGATTATAAAGTATCTCTTCAGGACGATCC